GCCTGTTCTTTCAACAATTTTTCAAACTCACCACGCTTTTCAAGTTCTTGTTGGCGTTGTGTTTCTTGCTTTTCTACCAGCTCGTTGTATAGATCTAGAGCTACATTTCAATATTTCTTTTCAAACTTTGAGCTTTCTCTTGCTACCCTTTCTGCCACAATGCGATTTACATCTTCTTGTGATAGTAGGTTTTCCTTACTGTCCTGTGTGTCTGCTACCTGTTCTTTTTCCTCTGGCTGAGCAACAGTTTGCTCTGTTTCATTTACCGCTGTTTCTGCGTTCATCCTATTACCTCTTTCTACTTGGTTGCCTGCCCCCCTGCTTATGCAGTGATATTGTATTTATACAATTATCCAAAATCCTGCATTTTTTCCTGAATTAATGCATAAATTTTATCAGTTCCTTGTTTAGATCCATACAATCCTTTTTTAGGCAATGTATCCATTTCACAGATAAAAGTTTCATTTTGTCCTATCATATCAATTCTTACAAAATCAAACAATTTTCCTAATGCTAAAGCTCTTTCTATTTGTTGACTCCAATTTTGTGGTTTAACAAAATTACCTTTTTGGCCATTTACTAAAATATAACCTAAATCATTGCCATCTATATCAACTAAATTTTCTTTTTCTTGTTTTAAGAAAATATCACTTATAACTTGTGTGAATATATGCTTACCTTTATATAAGAAATGTTTATAATCAATATTACCTTCTATATGTGGTTCGCTAAAAAACATTTCAGGCATTTGTCTATAATTGTAAGTTTGGTACGATTTTAAATTTAAAGATTTGTTTCTAATATAATTAGAAAATTCAATATACTTTTCTATTCCCTGACTACCATCTCTGCCTATTGTTAGTGTGTTATTTTTTACCCTTGCATTTGCTCCACTATACAATCTGCATTTAATCCAGTAATCATTGTGTTGGGTAGATTCAAATACTTTTTTAGGATTTTTATCTGCAAATAAAGTGGGCGAACACCAATCTCCAAAATTAGTTGCAATAAATTTTTTCATTGCAAATTTGTCAATTATCTTATTGTAATTTTCTAATTTTTTACTTTTATTGTGACAATCTTGAATAAGCAGATTTAACGGAAATGTTTCATAACCTTCGTCATATGGTATTCGCCCCTTGGTTTCAATTTTCCAAGTTTTTTCTTTCATTTTTTATTTACGACGTTTTCCGCCGCGAGTATTCTTTTTCTTCTTCTTTTTTCCACCACGCATTGCCATGATTTTTGTCTCCTCTGATTTGAAACGAGTGCGATTTCTAAAACTACGTCCAATAACGCCCCCAACTACTGAACTACCTGTCACCGCCATGCTCGTATACTCCAGTATGCTGGTGACAAATTCTTTTGTCCTTTTACCTGTTTGAGAACACCACCCATTCTTGCAAGAAAACTTCTCTGTCTTGCAGGATTGGTTTTTCTTATACGCATGGTAGGATCACCAAAGTTTACTTTGTTTATGTTGCCAGTTGATTTGTTTCTAACATACACTGAAAACTTTTTAGGTCCTTTGGGTGTTCTAAAAGGTTTGTTTAGTTTAACGTCGCGTCCTCTATATTTGGCCATCAACGACTCCTATTTTTTCTCACACGCTTTTGTAAATCTGTGTCATGTTTTTTACTGCCACGCATAAAACTATTTACTCTGGCCATTGCCCACTGTTGCATACCTATGCCTGGTCTAGAGCCTGATGTAAGAAATGCACCTTGTCCTCTACGATAAACTTGTTCTAGGATACGTGTGGTCACACCTTTTTTTGTTTTGGCTTTTGCCATAAGTGTCTTTTTTACTTTGGCACTAACGCTTTTTCTTCTTGCCAAGATTCACCCTCCTATCAATAAGACTTTGCGGTATAGGTTTGCCTGCTCTTGCTAATGTACTGATACGTTTTTGTAGGTTTGCTACCGCAGTTCTACGTGAGCCTTTTAGCCCACTCAAATACTTTTTAGGCAAGCCTGTTTTTTTATCTTTTGGAACAGCTCGTCTTTTGGCCATTATTGCAATCCAATGTATACAGCTATCACACTTGCAAAAGTAGATACAACAACACCACACAAAGTCCACATTGTATACCTTTCAATGTGTTTGAGATGATTGTCCTTGATGTTATCAAGAGTGTCTTCAATACGTTGAAAACGCTTTTCTAACTGTTCTGAATCAATCTTCATCAATGCCCTCCCAACTTGGATGTGGTGTGTTGTAATATTCTTTTAGTTCTTTGCTTCTTTCTAGTATTTCTTTGCGTCTTGCTCTGCAAAGATGAAACAGTTCTAAAAGATTGTTTCTCGCCCTCACGCCTGCTCGCCTAGAATCTTTCGTTTCAAACTTGTGTATATTTTCATTATAATCTGCCAACACTTCCCTAATCCTTTTTTCAGTGCCGTAAATAAATTTTCTATCTGGTACATACTCACCCATTAGCTCCACCAAACAGTTGTGCTATTTCAGGATGCAAAGATTTTATTTCTTCATCTGTATAACCAGCATTTACCATTTCTCTCAAATGTTTTACTAGATCATCTGCTGATGTCACTGGTGTGTGGATCAACGTGTCTTTGGCTGGCCTGTTTTTTTCATACATTTCTTTAACATCTTCATATGGCATTTCTGTCACAGTTTCCAACATCATCTTTTCTACTCTGTCTAGCAGTATAGGATCTGTTGGTCCACTGTCTTTAACCATCTTCAACATTGTAATGTCATTGGCTTTGTCTTGTATTGAGAATGATTTAGGATACATTAATTCTCCATCCCATGCTTTGCCTTGATATAGACACCACAGTCTCCACATCTGCTCTTCTGCTACACATAGGTTCATTGCAAAGTCAGCCAATTTAGCATTCAGCATTTGGAACTCTGTTTGCAGTCCAATGCCAGAAAGTCTGCGACTTTCAACACTTCTTATGCCACCTAAACAAGCCATTCTATCAATGCTTTCTATTTTACGCTCCATGGCTTGTATCACTGCTTCAATACTTGCACCATCTGGTTGTAGTAGGTAAGGTTTAAGGGCACCATCCATGTTTTGAGGCATTTGTATAATTGAACCAGCACCAGCACTTGCTTCTGTGTCTGCTGTTTTTACAAGGCTTGGGTGATTGGTTAATCTAATAATCTGTTCAATCTCTGATGAATATTCATACAGTTCTTTTTGTATGTCTGCAATATCGCCTATGGCACTTACACCAATACCCCTTTGGTTTGATCTCTGTGCATACACACATACCGCAGGAACTTGTCCTAGATTGTTTGGTAGTGTTTGGAATAATTCTCCAGTTCTTTCATTGCCATCAATTTTATATACATTGACTTCATCTGGAGTGTATTCTCTAATGTATTGAACATCACCATTTGCTTCTTCTTTGACTTTCAAATACACAAGACGATACTGTCCGTTTGGCATTCTAGCATAGTCCCAATCTAATACATTGTCAGGAGTAAACAATGAAACATATGGACGTATGCTTTGATTCAATTCATCTGCTCTTGTTAGTGCAACACTATCAGGCTTGTCAACAATAATCCAACAGTTTCCATATACCATTGTGTATGCACTTACGTCTCTCATAAATGCTTCAAATGTTCTACCATCTAGATCTGCATCTTCAAGGAATGGATCTAAACCTGGATCTGTTTCAATTGATCCATAAGTTCTTTTCACTGGTTTGCGAAACAAGAAACTGTTGTATATGCCTACAACTGATTTAGTGTGGTTGTCAACACCTAACATTCTCAGGCGTTTTTCATAATCATCTCTTGATTCAAAATAGTATGGCTCTAAATATCTGCCCATGAAGTAGTCATAACCACCCTGGAAGCTGTCATTTAGAAATGTCCATCTGTTGATATAATATTTGTATGCACTGTGAGCGTCAAGAATAACATCAATATTGCTACCCCTGTCGCCTTTTATCACTCTATCGCGTATAAACGGCATTAGTTCCATCTCCTTGTTGTTTGGTTATTGTTCCCAGTGAATGCCCAACGCTGTGGTGTAGTTGATTCATATTCAGTGCGTAATGGATACAAGAAGTCAGTCAAGTATCCTACTGCGTCTGCCATATGATCGTATTTTCCATCCTTTTCAATTACGGATGTGCCTGGTTTGTAAACCATTTTTTCTAAACTATCTATAATATTTTTACATCTAGGATCAACAAACATGGTTCTTTGTCCTCTTGCATTTTTTAATTTTGCATTTACACTGTTGACCCTGTCTCTAATTGGTGTATGGCTGTTTCTAACCTGCACACCAAACCCTGCGTTTTGTAGTATTGAAATATCTGTTCTACCACCTGCTGATGTTTTTCTTTGTTTACCTGCTGGATCAGGATACATTACAATCCTTGAATTAGGATATCTTCTTTTTAATTCATCACACACTTCATCTGTGTTTGATCCCATCATTGTAATTTCATCTATAAAATATATGGTCTGTCCTTCTATTACACTAACAGCACAACTCATAGGATCAATGTTAAAGTCAATACCTATATGTAATTCACTGGTATCAAAACCTTTGCATTCTTTTACTGTGTCTTCTCTTGTAAAGTTGTAGTATACAGTGCCTGAATAGGTAGTAAAAGTTGCAAGATATTCTTGTTCATAGGTTCTATGATCCATGTCCATCTTTGCTTGTTCTATTTCTGCTTCAGGCACCATACCGCCCTCAAGTGTTGTGTATGTGAATCCTTGCCAGTCTTCTTTTGCCAAAGCATTTGAATACATTTCATGGCTCCAAGATCCAACACCTCTTGGTGTGCCTGTGAACAGAGCATGACCGTTTTTGTCAGATAGTGTTGGTCGTAAAACTTCTGTCCAAGTCTTTGGATCTATGTCTTGGAATTCATCCATACACAAAAAGTCCAAACCTACACCTCTCAAACTGTCAGGTGCATCAGCACCTTTTAAATATATCTTTGAACCATTTTTTAATCTCAACATAAGTTCTGCTTCATTGGTTGCTTCAACCCAACGCAAGTCTTTGAGTTTGCCTTTTATTTGATCCCATACAATATTTTTTGCCATTCTGTAGCTGGGAGCAACATACCATACTAGGCTGTCAGGTTCACTTGCAAATCTAGCAAGTTCTCTCATAGCCACGTGTGTTTTGCCAAAACGTCTGCCTGTGACTGCAACTCTAAATCGTGCGTCACTGTTGCAAATTGTTTTTTGTGGATCACTCAATGGCACTTATTTGTCCTCCAACAGTAATTCAAATCCACCTGAAATACCTGTATCCGCATCAGCACTCACACGCAATTCAATGTCTGTTTTTTCATCAAACACTTCATTGATTAGATATTTTCTTTCTAATCTACCTCTAGCAGTTTCATATGTTTTAACATTGAATGAACCACCATTAGGTCTAGCAATTAGTTTGGTAGTAATTTCTTTTTCTTTTTCTGTGCCACTTACAACACTCAACAAATAAGCACGTTTATCTGCTGGCACTGTGTATACTGCTTGAAGTGTTTGTCCTTCACCAGCAGGAATATAAGCCGCTGTAGTTGAATCTACTGTGACAGTGATATTGCCTACATTTGTAGTTTGTCCAGTGCCTGGTGTTAGCATACGCACACGAAACACTCTTATAAATGTTTCTGTAGTAGCTGAACCTGCGATAGTTGCTGTGACTGTTTGTAAATTGTAGTTTGCATCTAATCCTTGAATCTCAACTGTGCCATTATTGTCATCTGTGCTTGATGTTGTCACAGCGGCAGTGCCAGCTGTTGAAATATAAGAATATGTGCCACCTGCGGACCATACTGTTTCTTCTGTTGCCGCAACTGATGGATTGTATCCAAACTTTTGTATGCCTGACAGATTAGGAAACGCACCTCTAGCAACTCCTATTCCAAAAGGAAATGCGTTGTTGTCTTGTAGTGTGCTGAAATCTATTTTTGGCATATTAGTCCTCCCATGGCAACGGTGTTTTTGCCGCTCCATCTTCAGGCGTGTCTCTCATTCCAAGATACTGCTTTGATAAAAAGATTTGAACTCTTGTG